GAAGGTGCTGTAATTGTAATTTCCTCACTGCCGTCGATCAGATTTACCGAACCGATCTGTACGGCGTCAGCCGCATTTTTTGCCATTGCATCCGCGATGAGATTGGCGAATCGGCTCACTTCCGCATCATAGTTAGCGAAATAAGTATTGTAATTTGATCGTTGCGCATCGGTCAGGGTCGTATCGGAATCCATATTAACCGCAACTGTCCCGGATAGAAAGTTTTTCAAGGCATTATAGGCGGCGGACAAATCGGCAATCGATACGCCGTATGTCGTCGCATCGTCCTGGTAGGAAGCGTATTCTTTGTCGATCTGGGCGACCTTGTTGCGCAGTGTGGCTTTTTCTTCTTTGGATATTACGCTATCCGAAGACATCTGACGCAATCTAAGCTGGGCATCGTTCACACTCTGCCAGTCAGATTCGGAAGCGGTCGCTCCCTCGGCTTTGTTAGCGTTACTAACATAGATGACTCCCGATGTTTTAATCCATATATCATTTACGCTATACGGGACGGCGGGGGTACTGTCTCCATAAAACAGCTTAGCTTTCGTTCCGGCCAGTCCCAATGCTTCGCGGGCTTCTGATAGAGCCTGCGCCGCACCGCTATCGGCAACTCGTAGCCATTGGTATGTATTGTTTTGATATGAAAATTTATACCGCTCCGTAACATTTTCCCCGTCAATGACTACAAATCTGTCGTAATAATCCCCGATATGGCGATTCTTTTCCTCGGTGCTCGCCCATTCGTTTGCAGGGGCATTATTGAGCGTAGGCACTTCCGTCCCTTCGTAAGATGTAATCGATCCGTCGATCTGGCTTTGCAAATCCGGGATGATCGTATCGTTAAGCACGTTTACCGCCGTTTGCAATTCCTGCGACAATTGATACGCTCCCTGTGCGGTAGTGTTGATTGCTGTCTGGATGTATTTATTCGCTTCTTCTAATCGGGTGTTAAATGTGCCGTAAGCCGTGTTGAAGATGTCGTATTTAGAATCCACGTCAGATTTCTCCGTGGGAGTGGCTATGCCGTCCGCCGATGCCGATTGGATCGATGTCAATAGGTTTGCGACAGCCGTATCGAAAGCCGTTTTTGCGGCAGCAAGATTCGTCTTGGCCGTTCCAGACAGCAACGTGTTGTTATATACGGTGCTGTATGACGTATCGACGCTTTCTTTAGTTTCGTTGACCGTATTGATATACTTTTCGATAGAGGCTGCTTCCGCGCGATCCACAATCCCGTCGGCAAAGGCTTCGTCGGTGAAGTCTTTCATGCTGGCAACGGTGGTATTCAGCGCCGCTGCCGCATCTTTAGCGTCTTGGGCTGTATCTTTTGCCGTATCGATATCCTGTTTCACCTCCGGCCACTCCGAAAGATTCTTCAGTCCCGAACTGTTTTTACCGATTATTACGTCGGTATTCATCCTCATTCTCGGTTTGGTATCGCCGGGGGCCTGTTGGAAGGTGATGTAAGTCGCTTCGGGATCATCCAGGTTTCTATCCCCGCAGAACATATCCCCGTATACATACTGATACGCGCGGCCCGTCACGGGATTTACCCCGATCCCGATATAATTTTTATCCGTCAGGTCGAAGGAGTCTATTTTAGCCAATACCTGTATGGAGCCTCCGTCCCTTGCATCTATTACGATTGCCGATTGGCGGGCAACGTCGGTTCTGTTACCGAACTGCACGATATTGTCCCCTTCCGCGGGAATGCCGCTGCCGTCTTTATCTGTTTTGGAGATATCCACATAATCGTCTCCCACGCCGGTAACGAGTGCCCAAAAATATTTAATGATGCTTTTGTTATCGGCTGAGTAACGTTGGCATCTTGCCTGATCGCCTACGACGATACCGCTATATCTCGTACCGTTCTTGTTGTCATAATAACAGCGATAATAAGTGCTTTCCTCTTGTGCGGATGTACATTCGAAGCCTCCGTTCGAAAATACCGTTTCTCCGAGCCTGAAAGACATCTGATTTATGATAAGCTCGTTGAATACCGCTTCTTTGCGAATGATTAGCTTGTCCGCTTCCACGACACTGCTGCCCGTGCTATCCTGATATACGCCCGCACCGGCTCCGCTGATATTTCCCTTGCGGAAATTGGCCGTAGCGAACTTACCTTTCGCAATAACATCTGCGTCGGATTCGACGTTGCCTTGCGCCGTAACGCTTCCTTTAGCACCTACGTTTCCCCCGGCGGATATGTCTCCCCCTGATTCAATATTTCCTCCTACTTGCGCATCCCCGCCGGCGGTCATATCCTGGGCAGCATTTATGTTGCCCGCATTGAAATCAAGGGATTTCCTGCCACCTTTGGGGTGGAAGTCCTCCATACTCCGAAGCGCAGAAAAAACGTTGTAATCGGTGGGGGCCGTGTTGTCGTATCTACTGATAACATAGATGCCTACGCCGGATACAACACCGATTCTCTCCGCGTACTGGTTTTCCTTTATGTTGGTTTCGATGCTGCCCAAGCGGGAATAAACCGTATTATCGCCGACGGTATAGGTGGCGATATACTCATTGTACAGCTTCTTTTCAAATCCCTGAATCCGCGATTGACGACCATCAATACCAAAATTGCTGCCTACAAGAAGCACCTTTTGTCCGGCTTCGTAGTTTTTATCGTTTAGCTGGCAATACACGGGGTTGGTAGGACAATCATACACGTTGGTATCGCTGCTATTTTTTATCGCCCAAGATTTACCCACTTTTAAAAGATCCTGTTCGGCTTCAGCAATTCTTTCTTTGGGTAATTCTATTCCGGTTAATACCATTGTGTCGCCCACCTCCGGATGCAAGTCTTTGTTGGGAATAATCAAGACATTCCCATCCCCGGAGTTTTCTGTCTTGGCGATGACTTCAAATTTTTTGTTAAATCCGTCTTCAGGTTTCCATTTTTCAGGGTCTATGACGTTATTATCGTTGTCGATAAGGGCTATTTCAAATTCTTGGTCTTTAAGGCTTCCGCTTGTAAATACGCAACGCAGGGTTTCGCCTACGATGGTGTCGGATGGTAAAAACGGCGTATTAGCGCATGTCATTACGTAAGCGTCGAAAGTATCGCTGCTTTCCGATCCTTCTAACTTTCTCTTAATGGTTGTAATATCGGTGATCGTATCGGTGTTTTTAGGATACACATCCTCGAAATACACCACTTTCTCCACAACATCGCCAGAGGCTATATTCTCCCACGCATCAATGTACTGCATCCCATTCGGAAGATGCAGCCGTTTTTCTGAAACATGATTAGTTACCCCTCCCTGCTGAGTATTACCGTAGTCGTTAGGTAGGTTTCGAGTCGATCCGAAAACGAAAAACCGAGTTCCGTAATTCGAATCATCCCCTTTTTTGGCCGGGATGGAAGAAACGACTTCTCCGCGCTCGAATCGTTCAGGAGAACCTAATTCCAACTTCCCGAAATAGATCCAAACTTCCGCGCCGTTTTCAATTGTCCACCATTCGACTTCGAAAATTTTAGCGATATTTGCGAGCCCGTCCCAGCACGAATCGCCGGCGAATGATACAAGTTTGGTCATTTTTTCAAAATCGGCGGGTACGGCTCCCACTTTCCAATTCGTCCCGCCGAGGAACCGGTTCATATTGTCGGCGATCAGATTCCCAAAGGACGCGAGATCGGTCGTATCGCTAAATGTCGTTTCCGAAACTTCTCCGGCCAACCACTGAACACAACAACGTTTCATGTGATTTTGCTGCGCCCAGAAATTAAGCGTGTATTTATATCCACCCGTATTATTGTCAAATTCGGGTGTCACGTTCGACATGATTTCGAACTTGCGGCCCTTATAGATTATGTATGAACCGCGAGGAAAACTCGTTTGATTTTTTAATGAAAAGGGAAGTTGAATGTAATAATCGCCCATTAGGACGAATTTTATGATCGCGTTCTTACTGACGCGAACATCTATAATTTTTATTCCGGAAGGATTATATATAGTCATTTCGTCGTAAAACTTCGTAGCCTGCATCATCACAGACACACAACAAAGATCAATACGTTCGGCACATTATGCAAGAAACTTTAAATAATATTTGTAGGTAATAAAAATATTACCTATTTTTGCATTATAAATGAAAATAGATATGCCGACGATATTTATTATGTTTGGGTTTCGTTTTTTGTTTTACTCAAATGACCATGATCCGATACATATCCATGTAGTCAAGGATAACATTAGTGCAAAGTTCAATATATTTCCGGTAGCTTTAGTGGAGAATAATGGGCTGAAACCCGCCGAATTAAAGATGGTAGAAGCTATTATCGAGGAGAATCAGGAAGTAATAGCCGAACATTGGAATAAGTTCTTTAATAAAAGTAGGTAGTTATGATAAAGGTCGAAAAAATATGGATTACGAATAGCGCCGTATGGATTCGCACGGATGATGGAAGGGAAGCATCTGAGCGATTCGTCGAGTATCCGCGTTTGAAGTGTGCAACAAAGGAGCAGCGCGAAAACTATAAGGCTAATGCGTTCGGAATTTATTGGCCAGATATTGACGAAGATTTAAGTTATGAGGGATTTTTCAGAAAAAACAATAAAACCCCATTGTTTGAGCTGTTTATGTCGCATCCCGAATTAAATGCTTCTGCCGTAGCCCGCCGGATGGGAATAGCCCAAAGTCTTTTGGCGCAATACATAAGCGGAAATAAGTGTCCGTCGCCGGATCGAATGGAAATGATAAAAGAGGAAATACGTCGCATAGGCGCAGAACTTCAGCAAGTGTAGGTTGCATGATTACTATTCAGAATATCGATCCCCAAATAATTGCAAATAACCTTGAACCCGCCTATCCGACTCATCCATGCGAAAATTTGAAGCCGCATTATAGTTTCATATTTTGTATTGGATTTGACTTATTCTGCCGTCCTTCTTGTCGGATCTGGCTCACGAAATTTAATCGCTAATTTACAGGCGCGAAGGCGGTAATTCTCAAATTGCGTGGCATTCCTATAAATTAGGTGGTAATATTCTCCAAGATCGGGAATATACAATACTACCATTCCTTTGTGAAGCTCAGACTTGAATCTTTTAAGATTCGACAAGAAGGATGCTTTATCGGCCCCGGCAACCAGGAAGGTAAGCGTTAAATCCCGTTCGTCCGAAACAGGGTCTTCAACAATAACCTCTACGCCCGGTTTTAAAGGATCATCGTTTTCAACAAAATCTTTCAGCGGTTCAAACGTGAGAAATTCCTTGTAGCCTCCCGCAACCAATGTTACCCCCAATGATGAAAGGGTAATTCCATTTATCGTGATATCCGAAGTTGCCATATTACAAATTGTCGAGTTTTCTGTTCATGGACGTTAGCGTTTCGTTCATAGTCGGCAATACCCTTGTATAAGACCTGATGTCTGCGACATTGCCGTTAAGCTGAATCATAATATCCCTGATGTCGGTGGTTCTGTTTAGCTGTTCTGCGCTCAGACTTTTCACAAATTCGACCGCCGCAAGGATATTACCGGTTTTAGCCTGAACGTCCGATAATCTGCCATTCATTTCTTCTCCCTCGTCCTGGGACATAACCTGATATCCTCTTGTCGATGCGGTTTGGGCGGATACGTCATTATCAGGTGTGAATAGATCCAAATTATGTTTATTGCCTGCTTCCCGAAACGCCTCCAACATTCGCATAACATCGTCCTGCTTGCCTTCTACATTTGAAACCAACGAGTCAATGATATTTGTGTACTGCTCAAATTGCTTTTCAGGAGATAATCCGCTAGCGTTTTCCATTACCGTAAGCATTTGCTTTTGTGCTTCTTCAAAAAGCGGCGCAAGTTGTATTGAGTAGATCATATCTTTAGCAAGCTTGCTAAGCATTCCGGAAACACTGTCTTTAAATGATTCGGCTGCATTCGTACCGTTCGCAAACGCATCTACAAGCGCATCGGTCATTGTATTACCCAAATCACCAAAAATACCGGACAAGTAGTCTTTAGTCGCCTCGATAGCATCTTGATATAGTTCCCAATCATCAACAAGATCTTTTATTAACTCTTGGTTTTCCTCTGCCAGCTTGCCAAAAAGATCGGATTCGGTGAATTTTTGTAAGGCATCCATATTTAATTCACCATCATCAAATAATTCAGGCAATAAACTTCCTAACGATTCATATTTGGCTGACCGGAACCATGTCCCATGACGGGTTTTTACCGACATATTGGCAATAGATTCGGCGGCACTATCCCATTCCTTTATGCCCGTCAAAAAACTAAACTTACCTCCCCGCTTCTGAATCTTTGATAATGTTTTATTATATCTATCATAAGCCTCGGTAAAGACATTCATGTTTTCAGAAGCATTACGAAAAGCATCTTCACCGAATATTGTACCTTCCCACCCGTTAATCTCGCTTTCTCTTTTCAGGCGTATTATTTCGTCATTCAAATCAGCGAATTGACGTCGGGTTCGCTCTATGGCATCATCGCGTTTAAAAAGATTAAATAATCCTCCGATTACCGTGGTAGCCAAACTAATCCCCGATGTAATTCCCCCCATAACATTTTCGAAACTTGCCCCACTGGTTTCAATGTTGCCCATTGCGCTGGCAAATGATCCGACACTAGCAGCAATATCGCCCATTGTTGACAATACATTTGCAAGTCCCTCATCGTATTCACGAATACCATTTGCGGCGTTTCTTGTGGTTTCGGCTATTGCATTGAAAGCAGTTGCCATCCCCCCCCAGTCTCCCGTTTTAGCGGTCTCACTCGCTTTACTTAATTGCTCTTTCAGCTTCTTTATTTCGGCTTCGAGTCTGATAATCGTTTTTCTGAGTCCTTCCGCCTCCGATGTTGATGATGAGTCTAATTTCTCGTATGCCTTTCGTGCTTCCTCTAGTTTTTTTTGAGCTTCACGCATCATTTCATCTAACTGCACAATAGACATATCAGCAAGCTGTTGCGCCCATTCCGACGCTTGCACCTCAAAATCCGCAAGTGCGGCATCTCTTTCCGCTTCAAGCATGGAGCGTTCGCCTTCGGTTACTGTTCCTGCTATTTTACGATCATATTCGTCTTTGGTAGCCTGTAACCGTTCCCGAAATGTCCCATATTTCGTCAAATACTCATTCCATGCCTTTTCGTTCTCTAAAAGAACTTTATTTTCTTCTGCTTGTTTTATCTTCCCCTCAAGTTCCCCTGCCTGATCTAATGTAATACTACCACCTTCCTTAGCGGTTTCGACCCACTTACGAAACTCTGCGTATTTATCTTTAATATCTTGGAATTTTCTTTCCTCATCAGACAAAGTATCATCCATGATCTGTTTCGATATTTTGTCGTACTCATTGGCATATTTCATTCTGGCTGCTATGCGCTCATTGTTAGCCTTCACTTCTACATTAGCCATCTGAGTTGCAAAATCTTGCTCCCTTTCGTTCGTTAGTTTTCCTCCGGAAGCCTCTTTTTCTTCTTCACGAGCTTTGGATATAGCCTGTTTTCGCTGTTCAGTCTGAAAATCTATCTCTGCAAGTTCCTTATTTAAGCCATCCTTCATAATATCGAGGCGCGACTGCTCAAGGGCGCGGTCGTTTGCGAAGATCAGCTCTGCAAGTTTTTTTTGAGCATCAGAAACGGATTTTACAGTTTTATCAGATGTATTGAATTGCTTTATTTTAGCATCGTATTCAACAATTTGAGCTTCAAGTTTTTTCCATTCTGCGGTACCTTTGAGCGATATATCCATCGCATCGATAGCTCCTTGGGCTTCTTTTTTTAGATTTTCCCAATAAGCTTTATTTTGGACGACGGCCGTGCCTCCTTCTTGTAATTTGGTAATTTGCCCTTGATTCGATGCGATTGTTTTTACGTTTGACTGTTTTTGCTCTTGGAGATAGGCTTCACTTTCGTTGTACGGGATGAATTGACCCTGTGCAGCCTTTCTTCTTGCCTCCTGAATCAGCCGGTCTATTTCCTTGTTTTGTTCGGTAAGTTCATCAATATTGCCCTGGAGCGTGGCTATTTTTACATCTGCCGGGGCTGCTGCCGCCATAGTTTCACGGAACGATTTTAATTGCTTTTCTAACTCATACAATTCGGCGTAATCGTCGCGTTTCCCGATCCATGTATTATGATATTGTTTTTCTCTATTTATTTCAGCAAGTTTATTATTGTATCTCTCTTCTAAATCACGTTCCTTCCTGGCGTCGTTAATTCGATTTAACTCTTTCGTTAAATCAACCAACGACATCAATTTTATTTGTTCCTCGTCATACTTTTTCAGTAATTCAGGATAGGTCTTTATTAAATCTTCGTAAGCCTTCTGTTTGGAATATGCGGTGCTCACATCATCATTCATTACCGAATGTAAACTCTCGGCCTTGCTTTTCTGCTCGTCGAGTTTTTGGTGGTATTCATCCATCGCGGCATTCACTCTTTTTTGTGCGGCCTCTTGAGCTGAATCCGCCGTGATGAGTTTGTACAGTCCGTAAGTCAAAGCCGCAATAGCCGTTGTGATTAAACCAACCGGGTTGCGAAGCATTGCGACTGTATTTGCCTTTATTGCAACGGTAAGGGCTTTCCACCCTTTCGTTACAAGCGTCATGCGAGCAGCTTCTACGGCTTGGGCAGCCGTTAGTTCTTTGCCAATTTTTAACGCTAATGCTTTTTGCAAAACAGCTTCACGCATAACGACCATATTGACACGCTGTGCTGCAACCGTAAGCATAATAGCCGCCTTATACGCCCCATAAGTAGCAACTAACGGGACAAGGATGTCGAGTACTTTTTGATAATTCTCAACGAGCGAAATAGTGCCTTGCAACACACCGGCAATAACTCCTTCCTGCGACTTTCCGATATCATTAAACATGGTATCAAGAGCATCGCCGAGGTTGGAAATAAGTCCTGTAATTGTTTTGGATTGTTCTTGCATGAGGTTGTAAAACTGTCCGCCTTCATTGGTCATTCCTTCAATAACCTTCTTTACATCCTCAAAACCGATCTTCCCGGCAGAAACCATTTCGTTAATTTCTTCGGTGGTTTTGCCATACATTTTAGCCATTTCCTGAAGGACGGGAATACCCGAGCTTGTGAATTGAAGCATATCACGAGCATACAAGCGTCCTTGTACCGCGGTCGTACCGTATAAATAGGTTAATCGCTCCAGCGGCAATCCTAAGCCGGCCGCTACATTACCTAATCGCGTCAACGTTCCGGTGATATCTTCGGCGGCGAACCCATACGCGAGTAATTGACGAGCGCCATCGGCCACTCCTTTCAGGTCAAAGGGTGTTTTTGCGGCCAGATCGACCATCTGCGACATCAGCGCGTCGGCTTTTTCCTTGCTTTGGAGTAAAGTGGTGAAAGCCACTTCGAGCTGCTGAAACTCGCCGCGAGTAGCAGCTATTTGCCTGACCAACCCGGCAAGCGAAACGCCTACCCCGATCTTTCCAAGTGTAGCAGCAAAACGCTGCATCGCATAGTCCATGCGGTCTGCATCTGTTACAACACTTGTTGTTGCGTTTCTCGCTATATTCCGAAGTTCTCTGAATTTACGAATCGCTTCTTCATTGTCGATGACTGCGGTTAGGTCTATCATAGTATTTCCGTTCTATTTTATTTGCCTCCGGCCATCCGAAGGAATAAATTCATTGATTGCGGGTCGTTTACATCTATCACATCAGGGATGGATGAATTATTATTCTGACCAGGATTATCCGCCTTGCTTTTATAATCCGTTTTAAGGGAATCCTTCATCATCAATTGGGCATTAGCCCAAGATATTTCCCATAAAATGTAGTCGAACGTCCATCCGTATCGGCTTGCGAGTGCGTCTATTTGTCCCCAGATACTTTGCCCTCCGTAGTGGCTATCCGCCTCGCTGCCGTATTCTGGGAAATCGTTACCCGCAGCGTTCTTACCAAGCGAATAGCGTCCGTAAAATCCTCATAATAGGACATGAAAACAATTGCGTAAAGAAGATTGACGCAAGCCTGTGATGTCATAGTAGGAGAATCGAGCAGCAGTTGTGTGCGGGCCTCAAACTGCTCATCGATTTCTTTTCGGGTTCGAAGTGTTGCGATAGCGATGATCTCGGCGACTTCTCGCGCTCTTTCGGCGCACACCTTCCACATTTGTTCGACCGGGTCTTCGGCGTTATTGTCCAATAGAATATCAAGGTCGAGAAGACGACGAGTAATCATAGCTAATCGCCCAAGTTGGAGCGGGAATAGACAAAGCGTCACTTCGTTCCCATCCATATCCTCGATACCGAAGGACTCGTTATTACTTGTCAGAACGTTAATCGCTCGCTTATCCGTTACTGATTCTTTAATGTCTGTCATTTCGATAAAGATTTGATCCCGCCCCGGTCTCGCTCCGTGATACAAGTCGTTAACTTTCCAGCGGGAAAAAGGATTAGACACCCGGAGTTGTCGTATATTCCGGGATCGGGATGGGCCACCATGCCACGCCGCCCTGTTCGGGGGCGAGCACTTCGGCTGATACGGCGATCTGCAAAGGATCGCTCACATTCAACCCACCCGTAAGGGATGCCGTGTATTTAAGGCGGGCAAAAGCTATTGAATATCCCGCCTTTGTGTCGAAAACAAACCCCTTTTCTCCTTCGTACAGTTCGCCCTTTGCAGGCTCATCCGTGCCAAAGTAGAACTCCAGGGTATCGTCGTCGAAATCGGCGATATTCCATGTGAGTTCTTGTGTCCCTGACGACGGGTCCCTTATCACAAAGAATGGGCTTGACTGTCCTTCTCGATAAAACTTATTACTCGTGGAAACCGAAAAGTTTGTACTAACACCACCATTGTATGGCTGAGTAATAAGTGTATAAGCTTTAATGAGGTTGGTGGCTCCTTCATCTTGCACGCCTTTCGGAAGCGGGGCTCCTGAATGAACTGATGCCAATCCTATTAATCCTACTGACTGACTCATAATTTTAGTATTTTTTAAATTGAACTTTAATGCTTGAAAAAGTGTAGGAGACATTCTCCTCACTGATGATAGATTCGTCGCTCACATCAAAGAACCAGCGTTTATCAAAGGGATAATTACCTATAGATTCAAAGGCAATCCGCGTTAGTTCATCCAGACGATTGCGATTCGGGAAGCGCTGTTCTTCACGGTTAATTGTGGGAGTGTCGTCAGGAACGTAAATATTTACGATTACCGTCGCCACTTGGGAATCGCCGATAACGTTCGTCAACGAAGTCATTACCACAAATTCACCGGAAGGATTATTAGGGTAATGATCGGCGTACATCGTTGGAATGGCTTTCCCTAACGGCGAGTCACGAATGCGATCCCAAACGAGTTTGAATATTTCCGTAGAAGTTAGATTCATTACCTTTTTGATTTTAAGAATCGTGCGAATTCCGCTTTGAGCTTTTCTGCGGTGGCCTCCACCCAATCCCCGGAACCTTGCAATACATCGAAACCTTTTGCTTCTACATACCTGGCGTACTCCATACCGGCAACCCATACGAGATAGGTTTGGTTGGCAGGAAGTTCGCGCGCGACTTGAAGAGCATAAGAACGGGCTTTCTGTTGGGCCTCGGCATAACCGTTACCATTGCTAAAATCATCCATTACGACATTACCGTACTGAACTATTACATAGCCAATAGAGTGGCGTAGGTTGGATGTTCGATCGGTATAGCTACCGTGTTCGATGGCGTATTTTACCACTCGTTCGCCGAGTGCTGAAAGCCACTCGACCGCTTTCCGGTCATACTCTTTCTTAGCTCGGACAAATTCGAGTTCCACCTCGCGCCAATTGGTACACTTTATAGCCATAATCTCGTATCTTCGTAACGTTGTCCGCTTTTGTAGAATCCCTGTACCGGATACGATTTCCCCTTACCGTCCTCGGTTCTGTGTGCATGATCGAAAATGTTGATTCCTCGACTGTCGAAAATGCACACCTGTGTTCCGAGGTTGATGGGCGGCGTATTTGCCGGCATCGTAACCTCGAATGAGTATAGGAAGGCCTGTCCGTTTTCGCCTCGTACTTCGCGGGCCTGTCCGTTTTGGCGGGCATTGCAACGTCCGAGAACTCGCCATTCTCCTTTCCCTTCGATCCATCCAGGCGAACCGTCAGGATCAGGTGTAGCGTCTTCCTCGTACCATATTTCGAGTGTGTAGGGATATCGGATCATCAGTACGGCAGAAATTCTATCGTTGGAGCATCATCGAACTTGTCAGCAATATCGGTCAGACCATTATTCGTAGCAAGCGTATAAATACGCTCACGCAACTTATTGACATCGTATCCGAGGCCATATCCTCCGTTGCTTTCGGACGAAAGAACTATGAGCTGCTCGAGGATGTCTATCGCGGCCTTTGTAACGGATATTTTGTCCGTTTGGCTTCGATATTTAACCTCGGCATCCAGTCCTGCATCCTCGCATGCAACAGTGATCAGGTTGTCATCTACGTTGTAAGGATAGAGCCTTGCCGATATTGCTTCGAAGTTCGTCATACCAGAAGTGTTATGCGTTCATCGTAGAGAGATCGAAAATGGCGATCTTGTTAGGTGCTGTGAAATTCGGAATCCATTCGGCCCCGTATTCCATGAAGCGCCCTTCGTCGGTGCGCCAGTTCGAAGTCCACATACCGCCTTCATGTCGCGTATACGTCTTATTCGGCACTGGATCGGAGATTTCGTAAGGCTCGTGCCACATCATTTTGCCGATCTTATCCTGCGGAAGCAGCGTAATACGGTCGTCCTTGAACGTCAGCATGTCAGTCCCGTCAGGCATCGCTACCGTATCGTCGATGATACGAATATTTGGCAACCCGATACCCGAAAAAACCTGGTTCGCCATCGCTTCTGTGATGAGTCCGCCAGCCATAGCCATTTGCGCGCCGCTCATAATCATTTTATAAGTATTGGCAAACTCTTTGGCTCCGACGATGTTTTTGTTGAACGTCGAGCGGGTCATTTCCATCACAGAGAACCGTCCCATAGTCGGACGCATTGCTTCGATCTGGGTTTTCATGTAGGTGATGAAATTGTCCTTATCTCCGGCAGCGGGGGTGATCTTCTTGACCGGCAGCTCCATATCGAGCAAAGTGATTCCCTGCGGATTGTCTGCGAGCGTCACGGATGCTTTGCCGTCAGAACGGAGATCTCCGACTACGATATCCATACGCTTATGCGGGGCAAGCCGGATCTGGCGTACATCATCAACGATATAGTCGATAATCGCATTCATGGCGGCCACCTGATCCGCGGGCTTCGCTGCATTGAATTTGTCGATAAGCGACTTAATCATATCCAGACGGTCGTTATCCATCTGATAACGGTCGCCCAAATAAGCCACTTCCCCATAACCGCTACCCAGCGATTTGCGTTCGCGCAGAGGCTTATTGGAATTGCGGTCGATTATCGATCCGGCTGTTACGCCCGTAACCGTACCGAGATAGGTTTTGAATACTCGGGATTTGGTTTCTTCGAAATCGAGATATCGCCTCCAGAAGATTTCATCCTGTTGTGTCGCCATTGTGCGGTCAATAACCGCTTTGACGACATCGGCATTATTGAAAAGAATTTCAAGTGTCAGTTTCATTGTCGTCATGGTTTAGATGGTGAAAAGGAATCGAGACGTAAGGGTCTCTTTGTCTTTGTCGGAGATCGGGACGTATAACTTCGACTCCCGCACCTCATAGGCCTGTCCGATGGCCGTAACCGTTGCGCCGGGTTCCACCTTCGTTACGGCATAATTGAGGAAATTGGCGGTGGCTTTCGGGGCTGTGCCGTCTGCGGTCGCTGCCTCGAAAAGAACCGTACCTGCTTCTGCGGCGAGGGCCGCGCTCATCGTCAGTTCATCGTAGTCCGCGTTGGTAGTGCTGATACTTGAAATGGTTGCGCCGTTCGTCCCATCGCCGAGATGCATACCCTTGTAAGCAAGGGAACCTTTTGCGATTTTTATTTTCGTACCCGTAGTCGCCTTCTCGACCACTTTGACATTTTTTACCGCGGAAGCCTTGCGCGTCGTTAGGTTGACGTACAAAGGGGTCAGCGGCATTAGCAGTGTCCCTTCGGGAATATTCGCATCCTCGAAGTTGAAACCGCCCGAAAGACGATAAACTGTATCGAACCGACACAATTCCTTCAGCACGTCTCCCGGGGTTAAATCATACTTAAATCCTGCTGGCATTTTTTACTTGTTTTGAGATTTAACAATTTGCTCTGTGCCCGTGTTAATCAGTTTGGCGATGTCATTCCCGTTATCGGTCATGCCTCCACCCTGCGCGGGCGGCTCGGAAAACTCGAAACCTGCGTCGATCATGTCCTGCTTTACATCTTTGAAATACTCGTCGAGATTTGCATCCTGAGCGATGTTCAGTTTTGCGGCGAATTTTTCGGGGATTCCGAATTCTTTTGCTTTCGTTGCAATCATGGCGCTTCTCTGCGCTGCCAACTGAGCCTGTTGCAGTGCAGTGCGAGTTTCCTCCCTGAGTTTTTCCAAGAGTTCCTCTCTGAGCGCCTCGACATCGAAAGGCTGATTGATGGGTTCGGTTTTGGCCTGTTCGCCCCCGGTAACAGGTGCCGCCTTTTTCAATTCCTCTAACTGCAATTGCAGCGCGGATTTCTCCGTGCGTACTTTGTCGATGTCGGATTGGAATGCTTTCAGCAGCGGTTCGACCCCGCTAATAGCGGTTTCTATTTGTGCTTCGTCGGTGATGGTTTTTTCCAGATACAAGGCAACCCCATCAAAAGCCCTTTGCCCGAAGCCCAAGTTGGAATACTTGTTCTTCAAGTTTTCGAGAATCTTCTCTTTCATGTTCTTCCGTTCTATATGGTTTAGGATAAATCATCATATCCGCAACAAAAAAATGGGCCGCCGACTTTCGCCAGCAGGCCCAATTCCCACACGTAAATAAGTCATTCCGTCAGTGCCTGTGGCTTATATCATCATAAGCACTTCAAAGGTCTGCACGTTCGGCACATTATCCAATAGGTAGAGCGAAAAAGATAAAAAAATCATCCCATAAGCAAAATTTATGGCTATTCAATTATTATAATATTTATTAATTTGCGGGGGGGGGGATTTTTCTCATTATATTTGTATTTCAATTTCTTAAACCTATTAAAATTTACGTTATGAAAAAGATGTTACTTTTATTTGCGGCAGGTTGTACACTGTTATTCACCGGATGTTCTAAAGATGATAAGGATGGTGGGGCTAACTTATCATTAAATGAGACTAACATATCTTTACATCACGAGCAAACAAAACAATTAAAAGCTTCTGATGCAGTTACATGGAGTTCAGAAAGTAATTTTGTTGCTACCGTGAATGCAAGCGGTCTTGTTGAAGGGAATCACGTTGGCAAAACCCATATCGTTGCCACAAAAAATTCGGATAATGTAAAATGCGTGGTAGAGGTAACGCCGATGTACAGCACTTTCACCGAACCCCTTTTCGATTTTGGAGCAAGTGTAGACCAAATAAAATCAAAAGAAAAGAGATCATTCCAATATGCAAAAGATAACGGTATTTTATTCAAAGGAGGCAAGAGTTCTGAAGTTGCTGTAATGTACTTATTTGAAAACAGTAAGATGGTTTGTTCGGCAATATCCATATCGTATTTATATGCAGAGGAAGCCATAAAATTTATAGCAGAGAGATATCAGCCTATTGTAAAAGAGGGATATGATTATTATTTTGTCAATAATGATCTGGATAAAAGTACTATGCTTATTGCAATAAGCTTGGATAGCTTGGATGATTCCATGCTTATCATGTACACAGAAGCATCTGCAAAAGGCAAGGCACTATCGGATGGGGGCGAAATGCAGTACGAAAATTACTTTAGAGAGATAATGAATAGTCAAATGTCGGATAATTAATAAATGAAAAAACTTTTACTTTTGACGATTATTTCAGTTGTCAATTCATTATCGGCCCAGAGAATAGCAGTCAACGAAATTGATAAATTTACAGGTGCCAAAATTGTTGAAACCAGCACTTTATTAACCAAAGCTCCAGATGTGACGTTTAAATTGCGGAGAGTTAACGATTCGCTGTCAATGCGCATCTTTATTGAAAAGATTAAAAGAGTTGAAATAAAGGATTCGTCTGCATCTATAATATTGCTTGTAAAAGACGGGGATAAGATCGGCTTACAGGGTAAGATCGAATACTTATCTTCCAAAGAACGCAATCATTCTATTCATTGGGGAGCAGGCATTTCAACAGGAGGGGCTATAAAGGTATCAAGTGTGACAATTGATGTTTATATACCTGATGATGTATTCGCAACATTATGCGACAATGACCTTACAGACATACGGATAACGGTCAACGGGGCAAACATTGACCGCTCATTAGTATCATATTCATATTCGAAGAAACTTCGAAAGATGTTTAATCTTATGAATAACGAAGTGTGACTAACGAAATTATTTATGCTTTCAGGTAATATCTGACAGTTTGAATCAATATATCAGATATTTTATATATGTCGTTCAACGATTCAATGGGGTGTTTTGTCCCATTCTTATTTTCATCGAATGTTTCTATATATTTTTTGCCCCCATTAAAATGAAGTCTACAAATAGGTTTCCGGTTATTATTGTCAAATAAAATAGCAAAATAACTTTGGGCATCACGATAAACTATTCGGTACAAGTCAACTGTATTGCAAAGAATTGCCCGAACAATATAAAAACCCTGCAACTCTTCCTCTGTTGTAACAATTTTTGATTCTTCAGTTGAAGATGTTTCAGATTCGGTAGGAACATCAACAGCAGGAACTTCGGGTGTAATAGCGGATTTAAGACGTTTGTTTACATAGTCATTCGTAAACAACTGGAATGCCCTTTTTACCATTGGAGTAAATTCGTCCATTACACTTTTAGTGACTATCCCATTATATACTTGCTTAATGATAAATTTAGCAAATTTTTCCGATGGTTCAACACTCTGTGCTGAGATATAAGCCTTTATTGCGTTAATGTATTTTAGCTCTGTTGCAGAATTAAGGATCCTATTTATATCATACTGATCGTGGCAAAACTCTTTGAGCTTATCAATATGGCTGTCTCGAAGATCAAGTAGATTTATCTCAAAGAAAGGCTTATCATCCATTTTGTTCGGAGTTTCAAGATCTGCAAAAAATTTGTACGTTATACCATTGGTTAGAACTCCGAATTTAGCTTGCGAAACATGATAATATCTGAATAATTGAGCTTTGTGTTTGTCGAGATCCGCAGACCAGTGCTTACACTCAATAAGCATGATAGGTTCATTATTTAAGCGAACAGTGTAATCAATTTTTTCGCCCTTTTTTGTGCCATAATCACAATCACATTCTGGCGTTACTTCTACGGGGTTGAATATATCATATCCCAAAGATTGAAGAAATGGGAGGACAAATGAGGTTTTTGTAGCTTCTTCCGTTTTGATGTCGTTTTTAAGTTTCCCGACTCGGTCTGCTAAAACAAGTAATGAATCTTTAAAATCCATGATTGCCAAATTTAGGTTAGTATGTCAAAATTAATAAATTTGATTTGTAAATACAAAAATTATTATTACATTTGTAATGTCTATCATACCAAAGGGCGCGTAATGCGGCCGAATTATTTTCGGCATTTTTTATGCCCTTACATATCTTACAGCAGTGATGCCCTGTGTTATTCTTGTAATGAGATAACAGCCCTTTGGTGATAGACAGCAGGTAGCAACACTGCTGTTTTTGTTGCAAAACTAAATGTCTATCACCATGTCTAACAACACAACCTACGCGGCCCGCTATGCTTCATGCGGCTGCGTTATCGAAAGACCGACGGGATCACTAACCGTCTACAAGGTTTCTAAAGAGGGCAACGAATCCCTTTTCAACATTCAGCAGGGCAACGATCAGATTGTAGTTACCCTTAGTCACGCAAAATTACTTCTTGAATCCCTATCCCGTCTTATTGAAGATCGCACCATCACCGGATCGCAACCGGTTTACAACTTCAGAGAATGCGTTAACGCTGGTAGAATCGTTAAAAGAGGGTAGACATGAAAACATCTGATTTGCGAGACATTATGCGTATAGCTTGGCAGCTTGTACGTAAAAATGGCTTCACAATGTCCGAAGCCCTGAAAACCGCTTGGCTTAATTTCAAGCTCAAAATGAAAATGAGACGTGGTATCGTCAAGTTCTACTACCAGAAAATATCCGGTGAGATTCGTGAGGCATACGGCACTTTGCGCGCCGATCTTATGCCTCGGACAAAAGGCGCGGATCGCAAGTCCAATCCTACTGTTCAGGTATATTATGATTCGGAACGCGAGGAATACCGCTGTTTCAAGATTGCCAACCTTGTAAAAATCGCGTAGCCATGAACACACAGATATTTCAGTATAACAATAATCCGGTGACTTTCCGGATGGATGGCGGCATTACCTATGTATCGGCCACTGAAATGGCAAAACCGTTCGGCAAGCGGCCAAATGATTATTTGTCGTTACCATCTACAAATGAATTAGTTAAGGCCATTACCAGAAAATCTGGTATTGCTGAAAATCAACTAATTAAAATAAATCGCGGTGGTCTTAATCCCGCCACCTGGCTCCACGAAGACGTAGCCCTTGATTTTGCACAATGGTTGAGTGTAGATTTTCGTCTTTGGTGTCTTGACAGGCTTAAAGAACTGCTGAAGTACGGCATCACAGCCACACAGCCGACCATAGAGACTATTATTGACGATCCGGATAATGCGATCAAGCTGCTTACGGCGTTGAAGCAAGAGCGGGCCGAGCGTCAACGCTTGGCCGAGCAGAACGAACTACATAGACAACAGCTTGAAATGGCGGCTCCTAAAGTTCAGTATTACGATACTGTTCTAATGAGTGAAAGCACGTACAACACTAATAATATTGCGAAGGAGTTCGGCATGTCCGCGAAAACTTTAAATAGTATATTGCAATCGAAAGGCGTGCAATACCGACAGGGCGGTCAGTGGTTGTTGTATCACAAGTACCAGAACCGGGGATTCACCAAGACGCATACGTATGCTTTTACCCGCCTGGACGGATCTACCGGGACATCCATCCAGACAGTGTGGACTGAGGCTGGGCGAAAGTTCATTCACGAACTGTTAGGGGATTGACAAGATGGGGGATTATAACTTCACTGTCGCCGACGTGCTTAAAAGGCTGTCGGAAGATCAACAGTTCAGGGAGCAATTTCTATTGCTGATCGACGAATTGATAAGACTATTGAGGCTACCCGCAGATAATGCGAATTGAATAATGACGGGAAGGAATTTAGCCTCCCTGTTTTTGTAAAATATTCACATATTTTTTGTTCTCTTTTATCCAATACGGAAGTTTACCCCGTTTTGCCGCATCAAGAATACGATCCTCATTTTCATTAAGCCAATCATTGTAACCTGATGGCATATCTTTGACCTCGTTTTCGGGCTTTTCCCACCAATCTTTATTTGTCCCTTCGTTAGCAAGGATGGGTACGGCATAACAGCGGCAGTTCGGATGCCATCCGATGAACTTAAATGTTTTCGGATACCTTCCTTCCATCCGGTCGCAAATCTCCAAAGGCGCACGTCCTTTTTTAAAGCGCGGATACCAGTATTTTGCCAACCATGTAGCATGTGATTTGGATGTTTTAATATCGATGCCTACGACAAAATAAAACTGCTGCCACCGGATGTAATCGGATTCCCTGTATGCCGTATTTATGACCGTGCGAGTCATTCTGATTGCGTTCTGGTACGACGACCGGTAAACTCCTTGCCCGGGATGATACGCCTTCGCATTTTTCGACAATACGAGATTCCCGAATTTATCGCGCACCCGGCGAAACAGTCGATCTGGTTCGTTCAAATATTGGCGAACGTCTTGACTCATACGTGCCGCGCTACGGCCTTCGCTCAAACCTACCGACAGAGTTAGTTCGATCTGCTCTTTGAATTGAGTTGTGTAATTCCACACCCTATTTGATAAGGTGGCTCCGTGGAATTTCTGCCTTCTGAAAGCCTCTAAGGACTTTTGATTATGTTGTATATAAGCCTTTTTAGGGGAGTCTGTAAGAGATAGAACCCATTCGTCATTCTTGGTATTTGCGAATGCCCATTCGGAAGCAATACCCCCTGTGATGATTCCGTACAACTGCGATTTAAAGTTCATCAGAATAGCATTCGCATTTTTGCTCGACTGTTTTGACGACGAGAAGGAGAATAATTTCCCTTGTTCCGGATTGTAATCGTATTTTGCGCCTAATTGCAATAATTCGACCGCCGCAATACCATAGAGAGCGTCGATATTGCCAACATATTCAGCAATATGATCCTTGTGCTCTTTTTCCCACTTTTGATGGTCGAATTTATCGCGTGCCAAATCTTAAAGTTTAAAATGATGGCTCTATAAGGTTATTCATGGATTTAGCCGCCCGTTCTTCCTCTATCTGCCTTACTTCATCGTCAACATTGTCAACAAGTCCCACCAACGCAACCCCCGTTTTAAGTGATGCGACAGGCATTCCACAGGCATCGGTCGCATTCTTGATTTTCTCAGCCATGTCGTCAATAGTGAAAGGCTGTATTTCTGTTTCGATGTCAATAGTCTGTGAGGCTTGCATATATTCCGCATTGAGCGAGCCGATAGCGGATACAAGGAAGTTGTATCGCCGCTGGATATGCTCGCCGATAACCTCTGCGTGATTGTCAATTGCAAGGTTTGTACCCATAAAAAGAAACTGGAAAGCACGGCCGGACGGGACATCACCCAGCCCCTTTAAGGCCTCAAGGGAAAGTTGCGGCGTGTTAGTAAGCTGATAGGCCTTATTCCATAGACCGTCCAGTTCCAGGCGTACAGCGTCGCTTGCTTGATCCCAGTTCAAATAATACACTTTACCCCCATTGGTGATTTTTATGAGACGATTTTTGCCTGACTGTTGCGGAGTGCCATGTATTTCGCCTTCGAGTATTAAATATGGGAAAAAACAACGATCAATGCAGTCCGCAAAGTTCGACATAAGTCGTTCCAATCGTTCCCGAATGGGCTTAATGTTATGACAAAGCGGTTTTGAACGCCACGAATAAATTGTAGGATTTTTATCGAACCCATGTCTAAATTCACTAACCTTTACCCAATCTGCATCCATGCGCCATTTATACACTTTATCATCGGTTACGGTCATAAAAAACAGGGTTTCCGTGCCGTCAATATCTTTCACTGAGTATTCACGGCTCAATGCAAGATAGTCGCCGGTGTCATCGAAAAACGGGTATAATTTATCCCCCCTGAATGGAGACCATATGGTACACCGAAGCTTAAATTGTGGCGTAATTGTGCCTCCGAATGCCTTTTTTACCCGTGTAAGAATCTTGCGCCAGAAACCCGCATCTTTAACAACATACCAATACTCGGCAACCTCTGTTTCGGAAAGCCATGAGCGGACAATTCGTTTATTATTATACCGCATCTTATTTTTGCGGTTAACGCTGTCAATTATGGATAGCAATTCCTGTTCTTGGTCATTGTTAGGCTTGCAGTTTACTTTTGGATCATTACCCACTGTCCATGCGGTGTGTATATTGGTAATGTCTTGCTCCAATGGTAACATAATCCTATTCGTGGGATTAATGTCGTCTTTTTTGTAAGTGGGGGGAATCGTTTTACCTGTTTTAGGATCTTGTCGAGATTCTTCTACGATTACCTTGTTGTCGGGACGAATGTTTTCGTCCATGACTTCATGTTTGTCAGGGTCCCAATCATTATAAAGAGCCTGCACATCAGGCAAAGGCGTGCGGCGATACTTGAGATAATAGATTTTTTCAGCCTCCGAAGGGAGGGCGAGTATTTCCTCCAATGTTTTCATGTCGTTTCGTCGGTTTTGGTGTCCTGCATCTACGCAGGATTATCAGTAATTAAAAATATCCTTCGTAACTCTTCGGTTGTAGAATCTTTCCCAATATTTTCCCTAAAACATAATACCGGCAACCATCAATTGCATGGTCTGCTTGTCCGTCTGCCGGGCGATTTATTGGATGTCCGTCTTTGTCTTTATCCCAAACGTAATTTCTAAATTCATTCAAAAGGTTATATGACCGTTCCGTGACATATATTTCCATTTCAAGCATCTTTTCGATACCGGCAATGATAGAAGGGCCGCTTTTGTCTACCGGATAAATACTTATTCCAGCATTGGCGATCTCATCCACGAGCCTCGGATCTGCTGATTCCGACATGACTTGTAAATGCGGATATTTCTTTAACTCTGCAATAATATCTCGTGTCAGCATGTGCGTTTTATAACATAATTCGTCGAAATAAATTGCATTGCCGATAGTTCCACATTTCACCATTGCCGTAGGATCATTCGTATATCCGAAATCTTGTCCGATGGCAACGTTTTCACACCACTGAGGAAATACTTTAACCGTATTTATTTTTTTGAAGATTGCGCCCTCGGCAACATCTGCCCAGCGCCCAATAACAACATGGGCATACTTTTCTGGGTTCTCGCGTTTCATGTTCTCCACCTCGCGAATAAATTCTTCGGACAGATTTTCAAGATTATCAAGATAGGTCGTGTGGATATGTAGGACGTTAGGATGAGTGCTAATTTGCACATCCACTTCGTCGATATTGACAAGCCGATGTGTTTTCTCGATGTATTTTTTGTAAATGAAATGGTTAGAATCGGTCGGGTTCATAATAATGATAACCCGGTTCTGAATCCCTTTCTGTCGAATCGAGAGCACGAGTTTATCAAAGTCTGTCTCACTCATCCACTCTTCGGCCTCGTCACATACGAATGTCGTAAGCCCCTGAATGGATTTCAGCTTTGCTGTCTGGTTGCCAGATGACGTTTTGATACCTCGGAATAGAACTCGACTCCCAGATACTATGTTTTCAATATCTGTTTTTGTGATATTGAAAAATTCTCCCGTGCCATCGGCTTCTATCTTCTCTGTAAATTCAGGAATCACTGAAATCGCAGCCGACGCCATCGTGTAACGGCAATACAAGATAACATGCCCTTCTTCGAAAGATAGCCGCTCAATGAAGGTTCCGGCGTTAAATGATTTGCCACTACCTCGCCCCCCGGTTATCAAAATAATGAAATGCTCGGTATCTTCATATAATGGTAAATATATATCCTGCGGTTCAATCATTTCTTCTGCAATCTATCTTTTACCCAGTCTCGAATATTGATGGAGCCTTTCATATTAACATCGGCTTCCACCTCTTGTCTCTCTACATACCCACGCTTCTTACCTCGTGTTTTTAGAGTAAATATGATCGACGTTTCGGACGGCCTTTCAATCCATCCAGCAAAACGCTTTTCCCCATTTTCGTCCGTCTCTATGGCTGGAACGCCAGCCACCAGCTTGCGCAGGTTGCTTTCGGCCAAATCGACAAACCGTTCTCGGGAATCTTCGAGAGCTTGAGAAAAGTCCGGATCATCTTTGCACCATGTGTAGACGGTATTTCGCTCCACCCCAATATTCGCGGCGATGTCTGACAGGATACCACCGCAAGCATTAGCGACTTTCCTAAAAACTTCAAGATTAGGCTTTTTGTGTACAGGCATTTTTTACAGTGTCATTTATTGTAACTTATTCCACCCGTTCAACCATATCCGAAAACATCTCGCCGGGGATAATCTTATCGTCTGGCCCGAACCCGAACCGAAGCATGAACGATGACTTCGCCCGGTAGGATTTGAAATTGAGCATCACATATGATTCGATGTCTTCGGCTTTTTGCTCTGCCTGTTGCCGGATTTGTTCTTTCATCTCTTTTACGGCTGCTTTGCGTTCCTTAAATGGCCGTTGTATCTCCTCGAAATCATCCAACGTATCAGACAGCCCAGAATTCACCTCGTCTTGCATGACAGATATACCATAAATATTCATATCGGCTTCGGAAAGACCTGCCGCTTGGTAATCGATTTCCGGTACAAGTACTTTCATTTTCTCCATGTCGAACTCGCCCATTGCAGACGGGGAGTTCATGAAGATATTTTGTTCTCGCTCGGTCTTGTCGTCCAACTCTACGGCCTCTACTTTGATTTCGTAGTCTGTGTTGGGTGTCCCATCATATCCGTTGATTATGTCAAGCGTCTGTACACGCTTGTGTCCAGATACAAGAAAAGACGATAAGCGATTCCATACGATACCTCCCAAATAACCGACTACCTTGAAGTTCTTCTTGAGTTTTTTTACTACTTCAGGATCGTCCTTACGTGGATTGTAGGGTGCGAAATTGATTTGCGACCGATTAATTACAATCGTTTCGCTCTGCTTGTACTTTAGCTTGGATTGCTGTTTTTTCGGCGTCATATCGTAAAAGAATGTTGCGTGCTAACGGCCACACGCAGTATATTTTATCAAGGTCTTGCGGATAATGCCGGCGCAAATAATCGAAGACCTCTGGTGAAAATGTCAAACCTTGCGATTTGTTTTTGTTGTAGGATATAGGCTCAGGCAGTTTCTTGGCCTTGATATAGGCCATTACATCCGACTTCTTCCACTTGGAGAGAGGATATACCTTGTTTGTGTTGCTTATGGCTTCGTTCTCGTATCCGCGTAACATAAGACAGCGATTCATGCCGTCCGACTGTTTCATCCCGTAGAAAGAGTAAGAGATCCCCGTTTTCATCCGGACGGATTCATCAAGGTCTTTCAACGATAACAGCTTTACATTGGGATTAGGAATGCAGTATAGCCCACAACGTAGAACGCGCGTCAGCGTCCAATGAGGAACTTGCAGAATGGTAACGTTGGAATAACGAGTTTTGACCGCTCGTAGATAGTTGTCGATATGGTCAAGACCCTTGACGAAATACATAAATACGCAAACGATCTCTTTGAAGTGCGGAGCCATCAAGTCGAGCAAAACTTCACTGTCTTTGCCGCAAGAATAAAAAAGGATTGCTCTGTCCGTTTTCTGACGAACAGAAGCAATCACTTCGTTTGCATGGTCTATCGGGGCCATGATTAACCTGTCGCCATGCCAAAGGCGGCACGAATGTCGCGTGCACGACCGGCACGATTCGTCGCGCGGCCGCCTACTGTACGATAACGAACTCGGCTAACGCCGGTCGCCCTGTTGATTCGATTTCTTACTGAATTTCGAGTGCAGCAATGATTTTAAGGGTTTAACAATTCATTTTCTCGATTACCTTACCGAGGTGGTAGTCGATCTCGGTCATGGTGTATTCGTTGCCGTTGTGCTCGTACACAATGGGCTCTTTCGTCTCTTCATCACATACGTCGATCAACTCGGCGCTTTTAACTTCGACAAGCGCGCCGGGGCGGTTGGTTGCGTAACCTACCCAGAACTGAATCGCGTCGTAGTGGTTGATAACTGTATCAACCCCCTTTTCGCTGCCCCACGCCGATTCGGGCACATCTGTATCTTTCTTGTACACATTGCCCGTATTGTTGTCTCGATACGAAATATACTTCGTGTTAGTCGGACGTACTTCGCGGGTCTCGACCTTCTTTTTGCCCGACAAAATAGCGTCGAACCACTTTTGTTTGATGATAAGCGTTAAAATATTCATAATCTTTTAACTTTTGTAGCGGGGATAAGATTCGAACTTATAATCTGCTGGGACACTAACCCGCCATGTTACCATTACACTACCCCGCATGTGGGTTACTGCAAAGATTATAACGTTCGGTACATTATGCAAATGTTTTTGAAAAATTAATGACTTGCTGCTCTCTCAATAAATTCAGTCTCTTGAAGTGCAGTATACCTGCCACGCATGTGTATCATAAATAAATAATTACATGTTGATGATTGTGTATTCGTGACGAGTGCGCACCCCGTCCCGGTCGGTACGAATATCGCCATTTTCAAAAATGTCAATAACCGTTGCGGTCACTCGCTCGGTGCCCATAATATATTCAACGGTATCACCTTCTTTAATATTAGGTCGTGTCTGTGTGGTCATGTTATCTTTCATAATTGCAAACTTTTTGTTGTTATTTAACAATGCAAAGCAAACAATAATTATTCAAACATACAAATGTTTTGACAACTTTTTTTTATCTATTGCGGGTAATTTGTACACCTTTTGTTTAATTTGTATATTTGCCGAGTGAAATAATAGGTTTACAATTATGGATAATGAGTTCAGAATAGCTGAAATTCTCAAAGAGAGACGAATTACGCAAACGGATTTAGCCGACCGGATTGGAATTTCTCGTGTCGGATTATCAAAAGCAATCAACGGGAATACAACAATAGCGACCCTCCGGAAGATCGCTACTGCCCTTGACGTATCGGTTTCGGAACTTTTTGAAAAAAAAGGTGATTTCGTGGCATTTATTCGTCGTCAGGGGGAAACCCACACCTTCGACAATGAAAAGGCCCTAATCGACTATGCGGATGGGTTAAAAGAGAAATTATAATCAATAGGTGTCGTTATGTCGCTCGTATTGCAAATGCCATACAATCGATGGCAGAGAAAACGCGCATTTCCGAACCTATCACACAATTTTGGAGAAAAGGGTTGCGGGGGGGGGGTATTTTACCCCCGCAATTACCTCTCTAAAACCTGAAGCAGTTCCTCTTTTATCTGTTCGAATTTAGGCTGGGATAATTCTGATTCCAGGTCTTTGAGCAGTTCTTTTATTTTCCGCTCGCGGTCGAGTTTATGATATGTGGGGCACCTATTATCAGTCGTCGAAATAGTCCCATACTTTTCCTTCTCCATAATCTTCGTCTTTAAACCAGAAGGTGATAGCGGTTTCAATAATCTTCTCCTTGAAATTATCCGGGAACCACGTCTTATACAATTTACAGAAGTCATGGTAACTGGCATTCATGGCTACATACACATCATAGATGTTATATGATGAAGGGATAGAGGATTTATGTCTGGATGCGATTTCCTGCACTTCTTCCAGACTCCATACTTCCCCAGTGTATTTCTTGCCGTCAGATCCGGTATGATACATTTCGGCCACCTGCCATTTGGCAAATTCTCCATTGAAGTGAGGCCCGCAAAATATTTCGTGCTGCCGTTTGAGAAAGTCGCAATATTTTTCATAATCCGTTTTTGATATTTCCTCAAACATCTCATCCATAAGCAATATGCTTTCCCACATCTTGGTTTCATTGCTGCGTCCTTCCGATTTGTAGGACTTCAGCATGTCTTGTAATCTTCCCATTATTTCGCAAGTATTAAGTCTTTAAATTCCATGATATCGGCCGAAGTTAGTTTAACGGCTCCTGTGTTGCCTACGAGCATGGACACAAGAAAGTTATCCGGAAGCTTCGCCACGATTTCCCCGCCGCCGATAGCTATATCCATTCCCATGATTTTCTTATGGGATACCGGCAATTCCTGAAACATCTTAATCCCTTCATCGAAGAAATCGCCTACGTCAAGATTCCCCTCCTTATCTGTAAAAAACAGCATGAAATTGTCGATCTTATCTTCATACTTTGAGATTAGATTATCCATACCCTGTTTTAGTCTCGGAGCAATAACCGACATTCTCGGATTGGATGCCGTCATGGACTCGATCTTGTCGTTGATCCATAATTTGGCCGAGGATATTACCTGTTCTTTTGCTGTCATTTCGTTTTAGGTTTAGCGTTCAACTTATTTTTAAGTTCGTCGATCTCTTTGGCCTGGGCCTCCACCTGAATTTTCAAAGCCTCGATGTCGGCCAGCATTTTTCTCGTTAAGTAATCCATCTTTATTTCTTTTTAGCTTTCATTTTGAGAAATTCCGCATAAGTCATGTCAGAATGATGTTCCGTATATTCCCTGAATAGCTCCATATTCTTACTGGCTTCTTCATGCGCGCTCTTCCTTAGCCGCCGAACCAATGTCAGGTGTTTTTCAAGGATGTTTTTTCCTTCGGGACTGCTCTCTACGATAGGGCGCATTATCTTCATAAATTCCCGGTTAAGGACCGATTGGACGGCATTGTTGCTCTGTTGGTATTCCTCGTTTTTATTTAATGCCGAAAGCTCGCTATCGGTCAATGAATCGACCTCCTTGTCGATCTCGTCCCATGTCGGAGACTTTGAAATGCGTGGGGCCTGTTGCACTAATTGCTGTTTGGCGGCCTCCAGTTGCGCTATCTGTTGGTTGTAGTCGATTTGATACTGATTTTGTAGTGGATTGCCCCCCAAAAGAGGATCGGAACCCAAAAAAATATTGTTATTCATCGCTATTTTTATTGAGAAAAAATGGTGACGGGATATACCCGTCACCTGAAAAAGTTACGCCGTAGGAGCAGACTGCGAGCAAGCGCACGGATTGTAAGACGGAAGACCGGTTACAGTCGGAGTGCTCGGAAGAACTACCTCCCCGGAAATCATCCGGCATGTACGCCGCCACAGATTGAAATCGGCATCCTTACGGGCGTCGTTGATCTCGCACTGGATGAGCTTGTCCTGATAGGGCCGAACGGCAGCGCCGATGGCTACCTGGGTTCTCAGTTCGTCGATCTGGGCTTTCAGAACGTCGAACTGATCGCGCTGGTTCTTGTACAAACCGAAATCGCCGTCAATCTGGGATTTGTAAAGACCGAACATTTCCCCATTGATGGTTTGACGATCCGCGAAACGTTCGTTCATCCCCGTAACCCTGGCTTGCCAAAAGGCATTCGTAAGATTAACGACATCCTGGCATTCTTTCTGTTCTACCTGATAGGCCGTAGGAGCGGTCGCGCAATTCGCACTGTTGCATCCGCCGAACAAATTACCACCTTTGTTGGCCCACAGAAGACCGGCCAATGAAGTTCCGATGATACCCAGCGTGAGGCCTGCGTTTCCCGTACCTTTACTGGCGTAGTCGTCGGACTCCTTTTCAACATACACTTTTTCTTTTTCTACCATTTCCATAGCATTGAATATTTTAATGATTTTATCCCATTTACGCAGAGACATACGATAGCTACGGAAACAAAAATAGAAAGGGGCGGCACAGCGCACCACCCCTTTGCAAAATAGTATAAAACGACTGATTTACTGTCGTGTAAGTGTAAAATTAATTCGATTCTTCACATGCGTTTTTCAGCATGCAAAGCAGCTCATTTATCAGCAGCAACAATTCCCGGCGGAATACTTCGTCTTCGCCCATACGTTTGATTACGTCCAGGGCCGTATATTCATATTCGGTCATCGTGAAACAGGTTGTAGATGAATTCGCGGCCCTTTTCCGTCCAGTATAGATGCTGTTTGGTGAACTGTTGGCCGGTCGTGCTGCTGATGTAAGTATGCGTTCTATAACCTTCGTATCCCTGGCCCCGGTATTTCGCATACAGTACGTAGGTGTCGCTTTGCCGGTATATAATACCGCGCTTCACCAGCATGTCGTTTAGCCGTCTTGCGCTAACGCCTAATTGATCGGCGATCACGTTTGTTGTAATCAGGCTGTCTGATTGCAATACTTTATTGTAATATTGCACCATCGGCGCGGCCTTTTCGATTTGCTCGTTTGCCAGTCTGTTTTCTTCGGCAAGGCGCTCCTTCTCGGCCCGCTCTTGCTTCAACTGCGTTGCAAGCTTTATAATCGTATCCGGATCGGATAACACTTCCTCTACTTTCCGGTCGGTCAGGTAGGCCCCATGTTTGCGAACGGATGGCAGGACTTCGGTCGTCACCCACCGTTTGAACTGTTTTGCGGTAGGTAACTTAGACCCGAAAACGAGGGAGTAGACTCCGGATTCGTTGATACAAAGATATTCATGCGGAACTCCTTGATTGTCAGATATACGGTGTTTTACCGTATCCTCAGAATCAACGTGTTGTACAATAGCGTCATTCGGACGCAGATAACCTAAAGCGGTTGCCACATCGCGTCCCACGAAATAGGGAATAGTATCCACATCGACAACCCGAACACGTCCGAATTGCTGATTATTGAAAATTTGCATGGTGTTCATAGCTATCCCCTTTTAACGATTCTACCAGCGTTAACGCATTCCCTGAAGTTGTAGACCGGTTGCGAGCCGGTAATGGTGCGGTCTTCGATGAGGCGGGATAGGGATTCGAGAAGCATTTTTGCCTCACTGAGTGTAAGTGTGATTTCGTCAATGCTTCCTTTGATGCACAGCAGGGATTCGTTACCTTGTTTGGAAACTTTGTAGGCGGATAGAGAATCAGAAATAACTTCCATTGCCACACCGCATTCTAAATGACGGCTGGCGCACATTGATTTGTTAAACATACTGGTTTGAGCATTAAAAATAAATACAAAGGTTTCGTACTGACCCTTTGCTCTACACCAGTAAGGCAGTCGAGGCATTAACCTTCGACAAGGGGGTACGAAACCATATTAATTAGCAAGCATAAAAAAATGCCCGCTATTCAGCGAGCGTCAACTCGCCTTACTGGTAATAGAGCATTACAAATGTAAGAATGATTTTTTAAATATCAAATAAAAATTGATTTTTTCGATAGCGATTCGTTGCCTTGCCTTAGTATAGGCGATAAGCATTTAGTTTGGTTGGTGGATAAAGAAAAAGCCGGGAATAATCCCCGGCTTTTTTATATAATATGAAGTAATTATTGTAAATGAGAATTACTCTGTTGGGTCTAATGCATGGTCAATAATATCGTGTGCTTTTTTCAAGTTTTCATCCTCTGTATCATATGAATATATTATCCGTTTCATTTGGGGGTCAAAAACATATATATGCGTCGATAATAAACTGTTTCCCCCTTTGCTTTTGCATC